CAACATTCACGTATGGACCAGCAAAAGCTGCACCAGCGAGAAGGAATGGAGATGCTGCAACAGCAGCGATTGTTGATTTGATAGACATGTTTGTTTTTTCTGTGTCTCGCAAGGATACAAAAAGACCCTGCGGATGATAGACTTCCCCGACATGGGAGTCTCTTACATCACAGGGTTACGATTCTTTCGAGTCCTGAGTTATGTAAAGTTATTTATACATAATACCATCTTATAGGTGGTAGGGTCAACCCCCCTTGTGACAGTTTGTTAACTGTCCTCCTCATTAAGTTGATCCACCCAATCGTCATCGGGTGTGAATATAATTGGACCTTGTGCTATCGCAGATTCGAGGTCTTCTAGGAGATCGTCATCATCCATTAGTTTAAGTATATCATAGCACCGCCAATGGTCATATTACCAGTTGCTCGGATAGTAGCCATGCCTGTTATGATATGGGATAAGTTTCCCTTAGTAGTCTGTGTAAGGTTACCAGTAACATCAGTGACCTGATTACCACCAGCAGTTGTCTTACCATCCATGTATGCTAGAGTATAAGACTTAGTTGCTGTTTCTGTCAAGTCTTTTGTTGTTGCTCTCGTATAATTTCCAGTAACTGTCTGTGTAAGATTACCAGCAGACATAGTTTTCGTTACATTACCAGCAGTAAAGATCTCTGTATGGTTACCAGCAGTACTTGTAAATGATGTATCACCTTTTGCTACAAGGATAGAATATGCATCTTTCCCTGTAACAGTGGGTGGTTTGGGTACAATACCACCTATCATATGACTAAATCTACCACCATGTTTTACACTACAGTCTCCAATAGACTGTATCTTAAGGTGTCCTAGAGTATTGATGTTGAATATTGCACGTGGATCCTCTGTCTGTCTAATTGTATACTCACCCTTGACCTTCTGGAACCAACCACTCGTTTCATTTTCTATAAAAGAACTAACTGTCTTAATATTTCCAGCAGTAACTGATAGATTACCACCTCCACCATCACCTGCTTGCATCTTTATATTAGCACCAAATAGGTTCAAGTCAGCATCGGCACGTACACTAACATTCTTACCTTTTAATGCCATATGACCATCGACTGCTTCTATATTACAGTCACCACCTACCTTAATAGATATTGGTTTCTCTTCATCGATGAAGTTTTCTACCTCAAGGTTTAACTTACCACCAATCTTTAATGTTAGATCACCCCAAGATCTTAGTGTTACATTACCACCTGTTTCATCATCTCCTACTTTAGCAGCACCTAAGAATACGTTACCCTTCTCATCAAAGTCTAACTTCTGACCATTATCAGTAGCAAGAATGAATGTTATCCTACCTTCTGGGTTGACCTGTCTAATGATCTTAACACCAAGCAACCTCTCAGCAGCCATGAGTTCTTGCTGTGTAGCAGAACCTGGATTATTATCAGTTGGCTTCTTATTCTTACCTTGATTGGTAGGCATTTTGCCGTCAAGGAATCCCTTCTGGGTATTTAATAATGCATCAGATGACTTACTCATGTTGGACAATCCACGTAACGACCAGTACCAATCTTAGCATATCCTAGCAGATCTCTTGTCTCACTGTCAAGACATACTAAACTAGCAACTGCCTTTGCACCATATCCACCACCACCAACTATTTCAACTGTTGGTGCTTCAGCAAATACAGTAGTTCTATCTACAACATCAAACCCACTAACAAATCCATCATCATTTATCCTAGCAGTTACTAAGGATGAATTACCATCCACATATACAGTTGGTCTTGATGTATACTGCATACCTGGTCTTATTAATGTAAGAGAATCTAACACACAATCAACTGTGTCTGGTTTAAAGGTAACATAGTTAGATCCTCTTTGTGTAAGACGAATCTCTGTTACTCTACCATTAACATCTAGCAAAGGAACCGCCATAGCTCCCCATCCTTGTCCAGTGATTGCAATCTTAGGTGGTAATAAGTATGGGTCACCTGGATCATCAATAGGTATTTCAATAATACGTCCACCATCATCAACAATAGGATCACCTATAGTAGGTTCTTTGAATCCTGGATCTGTGTATGGTGGTTTTGGTGAAGTTAACTTTTCTTCCTGACCTAATATCTGTACATTTGCTACAGCACCTGTACCATTAACAGAGAACTGAAGATCTTCAATACCCTCAACCTCTGAATCTTCTTTTATACCAATAACAACAATAGACTTATTTGATTGTACAGTGAATGTTCCATAAAGATTACCACCAACAATATCATCCTGAGTTATATTAGAACCAAACAATGAATAACCAAAGAGAGTACCATCAGGTACACCTTCAGTTGAAATAGTATATGTTACAAACTCACCTTCTTTATACTGCAACTTATCACTTGTTACAGAAACACTAAACTGATCATTAATAATCTCTGTAGGTGGTGTTGTTGTCGTATCGATAGGATCTCCAATTGGATCTGTTGTAGTACCACCAGTAACAGGTGTTATTTCTACTATACTTCCACCAGGTCCAGTGAAAGGTGGAGTATATGGATCTGGATCTCCTGGTGTTGTAACAGGTAATAAACCAATAGTTACTATTGCTTCTTTATTGATAAATTCTGCTTCAGCAACACCAGTAGCATAAGCAATCTCTACCTTAAAGTCTTGTGGTGTATCATTCTCAGAATCTTTAATAGTTTGTATCTCAAGTGTTCTCTGAGTTTGATTCTTACCAAATCCAAGGATACCATCTCCACTAACATAATCTGTACCACCAATAGCACTACCATCAACTGTCTTATAGGAAACTGAACTAGATGCCTCTAAGTAACCAGATCTAGTAACAATAACATATGCTTTATCACCTTCCCACACATTAGCATCTTTAATTTCATAATTCACTAATCGTTCTGTTGGTGTTCCTTCACCATCTCCAGGTGGGAGTGTTCCAGCTCCTCCACCTCCAGTATCAGGATCCTCATAGATGTCTGTGTTATTACCTCCACTTGGAACTACAGCAGGTAACCCACCATAAATGATTCCTCCTGTCTTTTCTGGTTCATCATATCCTCTTGCATCTTCACAAACACTTTGACCATAATCCAAAGGACCATTTTCTAATTGATCAATTAGATCATCTAAGAAGTTTCCACCGTCTGATTTTATCTTCTTAGTACATCTCGTATTCTCCTTACCACATTTTGAATCAACACCACCACATGAGATACCAAGAAGGTTCATAATCTTAAACATTGCACCACCAACGATGTTTAATGCACCACCAACAACTTTCAGTATAGATTGAATAGGTCCCAATACTGAATTGATCAGTCTATTAACAAAAGACATGATCTTGTTAAGGATAGCATTAACAAAGATATCAACCTGACACGTTGTTGATCTAAACACCTTCAATAGATAATCAAAGATAAGACTAGTAACAAAATCGGTTAGTCTCTCCATTATATCCTCTATGGAGCAACCAATCTTCTCTAGTATCATCGTTAACCATTTCTGAACGGATTCAAGAATACCTTCAAATGGAGATAGGATCATCTTAACAAGAGCATCAACTCCTTTCTTCAAGAATCCAATAATGGTTCCACGTATTCGAGCCATAGCAGCTCGAATAACTCTCAATACCTTATTAACATAACCATATGCTTTATCAGCATAACTAAACAATTCACCATTCACTCTATTAATGAGGTAACCACCAAGATTACCACCACTATCCTGAACCATCTCAAACAATTCACCCAAGATATACTTTATATCTTTCTTAGTCTCTCCATTACATTCTGCCTGTGCTACACCAACACATACTTGTGTACCAAATGGATTAGAAGCACTGTTCTTACCACGATGTGATTTGTCTTGTATAGACAGTGTTTCAACTGATCCACCAGCTACTTGTGTACCTGCTTTATTGGTGTTATCGTCATCATGCTTTTCACCCAGAGTAGTTACTGGATTGGTCTGAGGATTTAGGAAACTAGTAAATGCTAAACATGCTTTTTCTGCATCCTCCTGAGTCAACATAGCAGGTGGTTTTGCTGATGCATTAGCAATAGAACCAATAGACATCAGTATGAGTGGTTTCGTCTTTTCAACGTCCAACCATACACCAAACACCCAATCAGATGGTTCTAGATTCGCTGTAGATCCTCCAGTACCACCTGATTTATATGGAATATTAACAGGCATTGCAGTATGAGCCCAAGGCAAATCAGCAGTAGGAACATCCCCACATGCTGATGAATGAGCACCAACAATCCTCACCCTAAAGCGGTTTGAGCTTTTAGGATGGTCAACTTCTTCAACTTGACCTACCCACCATGTTGGTGTTGCACCAATCTGGTTAATAGGCAATACAGAGTTAACTACAGGATCCATATTTAGTCGTCATAAATCAAGCACTCAGGCTCGTCTGGGTTTTGGTCACAAAAGAGTTCAATAGCATTAGGATCATGGTGATCACCTGCTTCGATCTCTTGTTTATGGTGCTCTACATACTCCTCAAGATCATGGAGTTCTTCTTTATAATGTCTGCGAGCAGCAGCATTTGTTGTAGGATCATCTAAGATCTCTTTATCATGTTGAATGTGATCTTCTATTGATTTCATAGTTTTAGTTTAATAGAACTTCGTTAGCTGATGGTGGTTCATAACCAAAAGTGTCACGTTGTAATTTTAGCACAGTGGTGACGTTATATCTTGTTTTATCAAACATTCGAGACAATTTCGTTATCAGATAAAACCCACTATTATTAATGTCCACATCATCCTCTTCTCTTTGATCCTGTGAAACAGAATTAAAGAGTGTTACGTTAACCCGATCCCCGACAACTAGGTCAAGATTTCCAGGTACTTCTATACGTAACCCTTGTGTATTTAGTATGTAGTTGCGAGAAAAAGTTTGTAATAACAACTTATCAGTCCAATCCTTATACGTAGCATCCTCCTTAGCTTCCTTCTGGCCACTATAAGTTACCTCATTAGAAATGATAGCAGAAGTTATCCTACTAGGAGTTTTTGCTGATATCTTCTGTGCTGAAGTTAACTCTGTGTTACTACCCAAATGTTTCTGGGTGTCAAATTCTTTATCCAAAGAGAACTTTGTAGAATTAAACTCACCTGTATCAATATTGAAAGTTTGCAACTCACTTGAATATGCACCCATTCTCAGACCTTCCATAACATTGACTTCACTTGTAAATGCAACATTTAATATGTTATTGTATTGCATTATCTGTTCTCCATTCATACTCTCTACAAAAGATCTAATCTCCCGACCATCACCTTTAGCATCCTTCGCAACATTACAAAGTGTATTAATAGATCTGAAGTTAAACCCATTAGCATTTTTAAAAAAGAAACAACCTGCTGAGTTCAAATCATCAGTAATTGACTTATTTGCTAATTGTGAGCATATAGTAAATGGATTTCTATTGTTGGGTACAATGATAGTATCATTCTTTGTTTCATCTACAAAGATATCAGCCTCATCAACCTCAAGATATTCTGTTAATATATCCTTTACTATAGTATGAGGCATACCACTGAATTTCTTACTTACCTTTGCCCCTTCATTTAACAATGCTTCCTTTGTAATAAGACCTAAATTATATGTCTGTTTACCCTTAGCAATAACAACATCTCTTATACTATAGGTAAAAAAGTTGTAAGTATACGTATTATCATCAGCACCATTGACTTTTATCTCTACTCTATCATACCCACTTATAGGAGCATTGGATCTAAGGTTACTACCAGAATCAATAATCCTCAGATTACCACTTATAAACCCCTTATTGATGTCCTCATAATACGTAAATCCAAAAACAAGTTCAGTAATATCATAAGCTTCACCAGCAGGTGTTGTTAATATAATGCTTTCAAACGAAAAACTGGTGGCTGCTGGTGGTGATTGTTGTTCTGTCGTCATTATCCTAAAGCACTCAAGAGGGTAAGATCTTTAAATGAATCAGCATTTGTATCAGTCAATCCTATCTGGAAAGATGCATCATTTGTCTTTTGCTCATTAGACTGATTTGTTGCTGTCTGTACTGGTTGTTGTATTACAACTACCTTCTCTCCTGGATCCTCCTTAACAGCATTATTCATAACAGTACTGACTGTAGTCTCTGGTTTGTTTATATTGTTGGTATCACCAGTAACAACAGAAGAAGACGTAGTAGTATCACCAGTAGTAGTGTTATCATTACTAATAGAAGTAGTGTTATCATTAGACACATTACTCGTAGTAATATCTGGTCTCTCAGCGTTAATTTCACCTGACTCAAGACCTTTCAACTCTGCATAAAGAGCGTCTAGTTCTTTAGACTCACCATCAGGTAATTCTGCTATTCTTTGTTTCAGATCTATCATCCTATACTCATTAAATATCTTCTGATCTAAAGTTTCATTTCCACTAGTACCACCTTCGAGAACTGTTTGTATTATAGATTTCTCAATATCAGTAGTCTCTTCGATCATATTTGCAGTACTTTCAATATTCTTAGTAGCATTCTCATTAGTCTCTTCAGTTGTTATTCCCTTCTCTACCAATAACTTCTTATTAGCAGCCTCAACATTCTCTTCACCATACAAACTCAATGTTCCGAATGAACCAACCTCATCACTAATCATATTCAAAGGATCCCAAACATTTAAGAACTTTCTAAATCCTTCACGTATATTAGAGTCAACCTCAGCCATCTTCTTATTAGACTCAGAGAAGTCACCATGCTTAATAAGAGAGTCAACACCAGAGAACATTGCAGTAAATGGAGCACCTACAGTCTCTAACGCACCTGAAAGACCAGCAGTTACATCACCAAGAGCATTCTTAGCAGCATTACTACCATCACCACGTACCCACTCATCAGTACCACGAGTCATTTCACCAAGCCAACCAGATAATAGACCAGCACCAGTAACTGCTATCGCTGGACCCATTGTTGTTGCAAGTGTACCAGTCTGTGATACAGCACCAGTCATCAGACCTACATCCAAACTCGCATCAGCGAGATCCATTGCACCTTCAGCATAATTACCTGAAGCAATGTTAGTGATTCCACTAACACCACTAGCACCAGGTAAAATATATTTTGCTCCTGGAATAGCACCGAGCATATCCATGCCCTTACCAAGGATATTGGTAGATGGAATAACATCATCAACCTTAGCTAAGGCACTGGTAGTTTTCGATGTATCGCCAATTACATCAGCTGTATCAACTATCCTATTGGTAGAAGTTACAGCTTCTGAAACCTCAGTGATCTCATCTAGATTACTAACAACCTTATTTGTCTTATTTGTATTGGTTATTACCTCCTCTACCTCATCAAGATCATCTATGATTTTTGAAGATATGACTGGTGTCTCAATAATTTGATCAGCTGCCTCAACAAACTGATTCGCTGTCTTTACTTTAGGGGTAACATCAGCCTTGTTAAAAATAGTGCTAGTACTACCTGAAGCAGGAGTTAATAAAGGAGTGTTTGGTACTACTCTACTAATGTCTTGTGCTGTATCAGCAGCATTAGCAGCTCTGCCGAAGTTCGGCATCTTAAACTTGAATTTCTTAAACCACCTTGGAATATTTCTAAGTCGATTAACATCTGCAAGTATGTTTGTTAGATTTGATATGTTACCAAGTAGATTACTTCCCCCTCCTCCACCAACTGTTTTAGCAACAGTATTTACTACACCTTGTGTACCAGATAAATCCTCAGTTTCCTCTGCTCTTTCTTCTCTTCTTAATCTCTTCGTATCAGAATTCAACTTATTCTGCATATCCAAAGTTGCAGTAAGCATCTTTGTTTGAAGAACTAGTATTTGATTCTGTGCCTTGATATCATCTGATATTCCAGTTAATGCTTTTATAACACCGTCTTGTGGATTATTAGGATCTAAATCTTCAGCACTTGGTAAAGCATTACCACTAGGTTCTAACAAATTATTAGAAACACCTGTAAGCATACCAGCAGTTGCTTCTATATCATTTGTATAGGTATCAAAAATAGTTATCAGTTTTCTCTTAAAACCTTCTACCTTCTCTTTTTTCTTATCCTTATTACCAAGCTTGTCAAGTTCCCTCTGTGCTGGATCAATTAAAGATCCAGACGTAGATTGATATGATTGGGTTCCTGAAGCCATTATACCTTCTGATTTTTTTTCTTAAGTTCTTCAAGATGTTGAGTAAGGAGTGCAAGGTACACAATCCGTTCCCAAGGAATCATATTATCTAACTCTGTCAAACTGTATTTATGGTGTTGTAACAGAGCGAAGTTTGTTTGAAAGTACTCCTCCAAAGATGTATGGAAGAGTGCTATACGAAAAAACTCGCTAATCCCTCCAAAGAATATTTATTTTGTTTCTTAGTATTGGGATTAGTAACATTGAACTCATGCTTTAATTTAGGCATGGTTTCAAAGAATTTGGACACTTTTTTAAATTGATTCTGAGTAAGACTCTCTACAAAAGAGGTAAGTTCTTTCTTAGTACACTCTGAAGCTTCAGTAACATCTTCACCATCAAATATTTGGTCTATAGAATTAAGTATAATTTCCATACCATCAAGTTCTTTGTCTGTTAAAAATCCAACGTCTATAAAATGAGTAAGACTAGGATATTTCATAATAACACCAACTGTCTTATTAATCATAATCTTACTGTTATGACCTTTTGGTTTATGAACCTGTACATCATTTATATTAATAGTATGAGAAACCTTAGTCTTATTATCATCTGTACAAGTAACATTCAAAGTAATCTCTTCTCCTACAGAGGCAGCACGAACCTTCAAGAAGACGTACTCCAGATCAAAACTAGGTAAATCTTCAATTTTTACACGACTGATAACACAAGCATTTAATACATCTATGAGTGCTTGTGTTATTTGCTTTTCATCCTTTGAGTCCAATGCAATAAGGAGTATCTTCTCTTCCTTAACTAGAAATGGACGGTATTTAATCTTTTTACCGCTTGATGGTAGTTCCAATTCATAGGTTGGTGCGGTAACCTTTGGTAATGCCATAATATGATTTTCTTTTATTTATGTTGCTCTTAGATCGGCGTACTTGACGTAATGCTTGCTATAATGGAAGTTTGCAGTAACTTTGACTAAGGAATCCATTCCAAATGATAAAGGCACAGAATCGACTGAATAAGGATATGCATCTTGTATGATATGTGCCATAGATGTTCTATCAATTTCACTATTCGGACCTTTCTCTGCCTTAACAATCAGAATCTTTGTATTATAGTCTTTAGGAAACCTCAATCTCGTAGGTCTATTGTATACCTTATCATTTGTTTGATTATAATATCCACTCTCCTCATATGATTTTCCTTCTACATCAAATTCAGCAAAAATAAATTGCCACCAAGCTTGTACAAATTTATATGGTTCCATATTAGCATCAGCCATCCATGATAAAGACATATCTGTATACATCTTAGTATGTGGATATGATACAGATCCCTCACCTTGAAACCTACCATTTAACTGACCAGTCTGTGCCTGAGATGGTGGTAGACTTGCTTCATCGCAAAATTCTTGCCACAAAGGTTTATCCTTCATCTCAATACCACATGTCTGTAGATGTTCCTTCAACGGTTCAGGCATTATGAAACGGACAGCAAATCCAGTGGATTTTGCCATTCCACCCCTTTTTGCCATTTGTGAAACGTATTCTGAGATCATCTTGATCTAAATAATTAGAGAATTCCTATATTATATATGGCTTATTCTGGGAAGTATAAACCAATAAACCCTAAGAAGTATAAAGGTGACCCAACAAGGATCATATATCGATCACTATGGGAACGTAAATTCATGAACTTCTGTGATACCAAACCATCTGTTACCAAATGGGCTAGTGAGGAGATATTCATACCATATAGATCACCTAAAGATGGTAAAGTTCATAGATATTACCCAGATTTCTACATGAAGACTGGTAATAAGGAAAGTATAGTAGAGATAAAACCTTTAAAACAATGCAAACCACCAAAAGAACCAAAAAGAAAGACTGCTAGGTACAAAGCAGAATGTCTAACATATCTTGTTAATCAGGCAAAGTGGAAATATGCTAGAAAGTGGTGTAAGGCAAGGAATTTATCATTCGTAATACTCACGGAGAAAGACTTAAATGTCTGAAACACTTTTCGAGAAAATTAAAGAAAGAGCAGGTGATCAACAAAGGTCTGTTGGTTGGTATAGGAAGAATCTGCGATATTTAGCTGCAGACTACCATAATAAACCAGTACAACAACTATTAACAGACGAAAAAGCAGATAAATTAACAGACGAGAAGTTTCAAGACTCTAATATGTCGAGAAAGATGGTAAGAAAAGGTCATCTCTACTTATTTGAGTACAAGGCAACAACAAAATATTTAAGATGGTATGATACCTATCCTTTAGTATATGTTGTAGATAGGACGCATGATTATTTCATAGGGTGCAACTTACATTACATCAATCCAAAATATAGGATGAAGATAATAGAAACCTTAACTAAGGAAGATATATTAAACGTACCAAGGGATTCCTTCCATAAATACCTAGTAGAAAATGTAAAAAGTGGTCGCTATCTAGACTTAGGTATAGATGAATGGATGACTGCTGTAATGCTACCTATAGACAATTTCGTCTATATAAAGAATAACAAACAGATTGACGTTAAAAAACAAAGAGTTTGGGATGATTCCTACGATAAAAGGAATAAGCGAGTACGTATAAAACGTACAATTGAACTATACCCCGATCAAAGATACTCAGATGGCAGCAAATGATCTATTTCAAAATAACGCACAGATGTCTAAGGATAGAGCTACCCTTAGATATCCAGCAGATATGGCCATAGGTTCTGATACTGACTATATTCAGTTTGATTTCTTTGAGTATTCACCACCTATGCTTACTAAGGGAAGTGGGTTAAATAAACAGTCTGTAGAAGATTTAACAAATACAGAAGCATTACAATTACCTAATAAAGCAATTAATGACCTTAGAGCAGGTGTAGGTTACAACCAACTAAAAACCACGATTGATGGTGAACCTAATGAAATTGATGGTAACTTTTCAAGAAGGGCAACACAATTCAATCATTCAACAGGTGCTAATGCTCAAATACCATCAATTCAACTATACATGCCTCAAGATGTAAGTACTTCATCTGCTGCATCATGGGGTGGTAAAGAATTTGGTAGTGCTGCTGCTGGAATATTAGGTGCTATTGGTGGAAATTTTGAAAATGCAATAATAGAAGGAGTAAAAAGTATACCTGCTGGTATGGTTGGTCTTACAAGTGATGTGGTATCAAAAATACTTTCAAATTCAAATCAACAATTATCACAAAATGACGTTCTTGCTGCTACCAGTGCTGTTATTAAAAACCCAATGGTAGAACTGCTGTTTGGTGGTCCTCAAACACGTAATATTGGATTCAAATTTAAGATGTCTGCTAGGGATGAGAAAGAAGCAGAGGTAATTCATCAAATATGCCATATATTTAAAATGGAAATATTACCATACTTCGGTAATGCTCAAGGTGATGGAAAGAATGCTAGTGGTAGTAGTAAATTTACCAACTTCATTAAGATACCAGATTTGGTCAGAATGAAGTTAATGAATGGTAGTAAGATGCATCAATACCTAACACAATATAAAGGTTTAGCATTAACAAATGTAGACATCAACTATACACCAGATGGTTCTTATTCAACATATATGGGTGGATATCCATCTGC